TCCGCCGTCATATGCTGCGGGCAGACACCGCGACCCATGACGGCGGGGGAGTTCGTGCGGATGCGCTGCCTCGACGCCTAGCGTGACTAGCGCTTGCGCCTCGCAAGCATCGCGCGTTAACTTGCGCCCGTGCCTGCGCTCACGCTCGGATCGCATCCCCAGCCGCCGCCCCCCAGCGATCCAGAAGAGATCCGCCGCGTAGAGCACACCCGCAAACGCCGCCGCCTGCTCTACAGCGAGCACGAGCAAGACCTGAGCGAACTGATGGAGCGCCAGCTTGGCACCATCAAGCGCGAGGCGTGGGGTCGCCCAGACCTCACGAGCAACGCTTACCTGAGCGTGAGCGAGATTAGCGCCCGACTCTATGGTGCCCCGCCGGACGTAGAGCACGACGACGCAGCCGGGCTCGAGCTAGCGGAACGCATCGCTGACGGCGGCTTGTGGCCGCTCATGCAGCGGGTGCAGCGGGACACCCTCGGGCTGAACGATATGTTCCTGCGGGTGGACGTGGACGAGGGAGCGCTGGTCTTCCGGCCCGTTTTTCCCGACCTCACCGAAGCGACGGCCACGCCACGGAACCCCGCAGCCCCCGTCACACTCAAGGAGTGGGAGCACGTCGAGCCGTGGGGCTGGGTGCGCCGCTCGGCCTCCGTGGTCCCTGGCGACGTGTACTACCGAGCAACCGCTGACGTGGACGGAGTCCAGACGGACGTGTCCGAGGACGTGTTGGGCGGCACCTACGAAGGCGCGTCCTACTCGATCCGTGACGCGGCCGGCCTGCCCGTCCTTCCGTGGATCCACTACTCGGCCCGATCAACAGGCTTCCTGTACGACCCCTACACCAACTCGGAGATTGTGGAGGGGTCCTTAAATGTAGGCATGTACCTCACTTACTACGGGCATGTGCTGCGGTCGAGCGCTTGGGGTCAGCGGTACGCGGCTGGCGTGATTGTCGAGGGTTCGGGGCTTGGGGAGGATGGCTCGCACGAAGAGGTGGTCACCGACCCAGCCACGGTGCTCCTGCTCGGCGTCCGTGAGGGTATGCAACCGCTCGTGGGGCAGTGGTCCTCCCCGGCAGACCCGGAGGCGATCCTTCGGTCTATCAGCGTCTACGAGCGCCGCCTCATGGAACGCGCCGGCCTCCAGGCTGCGGACGTGACCCGACAGAGTGCCGACGTCCGCAGCGGGTACAGCCTCGCTGTTTCGCGTGAGAGCGTGCGCGAACTCCAACGGCTTTGGGAGCCGCAATTCCGCCTCGCGGACCTTGCGCTGATTCGCCTTTGCGCCGCTTCGCTAAACTCGGCGGAAGGCACGAACTACCCCGAAGACGGATACACCATCACCTATCGCGGACTGCCGCCGAGCCCTGTCGAGGATCGGATGCGTCTTGACGCTGTGATGGCGATGATCGAGAAGCAGGTAATCACCCCAGAGAGGGGCGAGGAACTGTTGGGCGACGTAATCGCCCGCTTGTAGGAGGAGGAGACATGGACCCGACGCCCGCACCGCCTGAGGACGGCGTAACCCCGCCTGCCACGCCAGCGCCCGACGCCGGACTGAGCAAGGCGCAGGAGCGCATCGCCGGGCTCACCCGCGACCGTGACGGCCTTTCCGCGAAGTACGCGGAAGCTCAGAAGCGTATCGCGGAGCTTGAGGAGGCGAACAGCGGCAACGCTGACCTGAGCAAGAAGATCGAGACGCTCCGCGAGCAGCACAAGGCTGCGGCTGCGGCTTGGGACAACGAGCGCATGTGGCTCAACTCTCCGATCAAGGACAAGCCCGCCCAGGCGGCAGCTCGGGCGTACTACGACAGCGAGCCTGAGGATGGGCGCCCCCCGCTTTCCGACTGGCTCAACAGCCTTTCAGAAGCGGAGGATGCGGCGGAGCGCTATCCGCTCTTGGCGTCCTATCTCGGCCAGCCGTCGCAGCCACGGACCCCCCCGAAGGCTTCGCAGTTGCCGAGCACAGCGCCCCCCGCTGCCGGTAACGTGAGCGACGAGGCGCGCACCGCACTGCTTGAGGCCGCGCGCAAGACGCCCAACGGCTCGCCTGAGTGGCATGCGTTCAACGCCGCTGTTGGCTATCAACGTCGTTGACACTGCACGCAGCAGGGCCTTAGAGTGACCTCGCCGCGTTCGGGATTCGGGCCCCGTTACCAAGCGCCGTAGCGGCAGCGTCAGTCCACCGGGATTCGGGCCCCGTTACCAAGCGCCGTAGGACGAACAGACCAACCGTCTATTCCCTACGGAGCTTTTCATGACTTGGCAGATCACCGGCCTCACGGGCCTCCTCGCTACCGACGTTCTCGCCGGCATCTGGATCCAGACGCTCGGTGAGCGCTCGGGCCTCCCCTTGAATCACCCCGCCCTGGTTCGCGTGCCGGCCAGTCCAGGCGCTGAGATCGTGCGCGTCCCGCACGTCGGCCTCGGCGGCATCGACCTGATGTCGCAGGTTCACGCCACGGACGAGACGACCGCTTCGACGCTGGTCGCGCACACTGAGAGCAACACCGACATCTCCCTGAGTCGGTACGCGAAGCACTACGACGCCTCCGATCTCGCCAAGCTCCTCGACGCTTCCGGTGTCGTGCGCGACGAGATGTTTGCGATGGACGCGCTCGCGACCTGCAATACCACCCTCGCGAGCCTGCTCACGCTGCTTGTGGACAACTTCGCGACCACGGCTGGCACCTCGGGCGTGGATATGTCCGCTTCGGACTTCCTCGACGCAATCGGTTCCCTCCAGGTGAACAACGCCGAGGGTCCCTACCTGAGCATCCTCGCCCCGATTCAGGTGTCGGACCTTCGCAAGGACTTGGCGCTCAACTCGGGCGGCTCGCTTCAGTGGGATCAGGGATCGGCGGCGATGGTGAACGCGCAGCACCGCTCGGGCTACCAGGGATCGTTCGCTGGTGTGGACATCGTCATGAACGATTTTGTGGACACCACGGGCGGCAACCGCCGTGGCGGCATGTTCGCCCGGGGTGCCATCGGGTACGCCATCGCGCGCCCCGTTGCCGATCCGGACTTCCCGCAGATCGTGCTCGGCGATGAGTGCCTCTTCGAGAAGGACCGCAGCGGAACCACGGCAGTCACCTCGTACATCACCAACCTCAACGTTGGTGTGAGCGAGCTGATCGACCTCAACGGCGTCTCCATCATCACGGACGCCTAAGCGACCTGATAGGCACTGCGGGCAGGGGGCACCCTCCTCCGCTCCTTGCCCGCAGCGTCTCTAACCACACAAGGAGGAGTTTCATCAATGGACGCATACAGCCAGGGGGTACAGGGTTCACCCTTCGTCCCCACCGAAGCCGGCACCGACGACGGCGATCCCGTTACGCGAGTGCCCGCCCGGCCCGCCTTCTACTTCAAGGCGCACCGTGCCCGGTGGGCAGTGCAGGGTGGCAAGGTGCTGCCTGTCCTCGGCAAGATCGTCCTCCGTGGCGGCGTAAACAACGTCACTCGCGACGCCGCCGGCAACTGGCGCACCGGGGCGGCGAAGTCCAAGGCCGCTGAACGCGGCTGGCGGATCATCCCGCACGACTGCGTCCCCCAGGCTCACGGTGTCGAGTCGTACCTGTATCAGCCGACGGGCAGGCCGGACGTTCACCTCTGCTACACGGACCGCTGCTACCCCGGGGACACCCGCGTCGATACTGACGAGGGGATGTGGGTTGAGTTTCTGGAGCACCTCGTCGCCTCTGGCGCGATTGAGCCGTGCCCACCATACGTCCTGAGCCGCATGCTTGAGGACGCCCGGAAGCGCCTCGTGTCCGCGCAGGAGGACGCCCGCACCGTGCCGAGCCGGCAGGCTGACGCGCGCCGTATCGCTGATGAGGTCGCGACCATCGAGGCGGGGCTGGCCGTCGCGCAGGGCAAGCCCAACAAGCCCAGCAAGCGCCGCAAGGTCAGCGTCAAGGAGGCTGAGTAATGTCTGCCGATTTGGAGAGGGCCCGAGCCTTCCTGCGGCAGGGCCTCCGTGAGAGCGGGGCTTCCCGCGAAGAGGCTGCAAAGCGAGCCGAGGATTCGATTCGCCGCGTGGCGACGAAGATCGAGCGCGGGGAGAACCCTGCGCCCGGTGAAAACAAACTGGAGCGCTTCAAGCGCAAGTGACAGCCGTCAAGGCGAAGGGATCTAGAGCATGCCCGCACCCTACCGAAGCCGCCGAATCGCCGACCCCGGCGACGCTGCCGTTATCAGCACCGGACGCTCTGGCGTCTGCGTCCTGGTTTCCGCAGGCGTCGAGACGCGTACCCTCCCCGGCCCGCAGTTCCTTGGGCAGGAGGTGACCCTGTGCTTCGACGATGACAACGGCGACATCACCGTGACCTATGCGGCTGGAGTGAACCAGACCGGGAACAACACGCTCATCTTTGCTGATGCGGGGGACGAGATCACGGTTCGCGCCATCCAGCTCGCCGGGTCGCTCGTGTGGCGCGTTGCCAGCAACGACGGCGTTGCCCTGAGCACGGTCTGATGGGCTGGTGGCTCAAGAAGGCCACAGCGTTCGACGCCGCATCGCTGCGTGCGCCGGGCGGCCGTGTGCTCGCCGAGCCTCGGTGGAAGCCGTGCGGATCGCCGCGCCTGTCCAAGAAGGACACCGTGGCGAAGTTCACGAACGGCCTCGTGCTTGAGGTGGTGCGCGGCTCGGTCCGCATCGCCGCGCGACCCAAGGAGGGCTAGTCGGTGCCTTGGGTCGAGTATCAGGTCCGGTATCCCACCGTCACGCAGCTCGAGCGTGCGCGGGACTCGTACCTGACCCTGCCGGTGTACGACGACGGGGCACTCGCCGCACCGTCCAGCGGCACGATCT